TGGTACTGAAACTAAAGTTTACCTCATACTCATTAGAATATGATGCACCTTTATCAGCATTAAATATCCCCCTCAGTTTAGATATAGACATTAACTCTAAATAGAAGTACTTGTTGTAATTATATTTATGGCGTATTCTGGCAAGTTCCAACCAAAGAATCCAAGGAAATACAAAGGTGATCCGAGACTAGTAATATACAGATCATTATGGGAACTTAAATTCATGAAATGGTGTGATGACCATGATCATGTGCTTGAATGGGGTAGTGAAGAAATTGTTGTTCCTTATCGTTCTCCTCTAGACGGTAGGATTCACCGATACTTTGTTGATTTTTACATCAAAATCCGAAATAAGAACAATACTATCAAGAAATACTTAATTGAAGTCAAACCAAAGAAACAAACATTACAACCCAAAGCACCTAAAAGGAAAACACCACGTTATTTAAGTGAAGTTTCTGCATACATCATCAACCAAGCGAAATGGGAAGCGGCGAGAGAGTGGTGTGCAGATAGAAGACTAGAATTTCTTATACTCACAGAGGAGCACTTAAATGTCTAAGGGATTTGCTAAAACAAAAGGAAGACTAGAATTAAATATAGTCAAAAAATCTGGTGGGCAGAAGAAAAGTAGAGAATGGTATCGCAGAGAAGTCTTTGAATATCTCTACGACAACATGACAGATGAAGTAGAACCAAATAAACTATATTATTACGAATATGATCCAAAATTCAAAGCACAAATGGATAGGTATGACATCTATCCTCTAGTTTATGCATTTGATCGCGCCAAAGATAATTTTTTGGGATCTAATATACACTATCTGCGTGACAGAGAAAAAGGTCCCTATGCTCTTGCCCTCCTAAATAAAAAAGCAAGGATTATTGAGAAAACTATTCACCGATACATCTTCAAGCAAGCAGATCATTTATTTTTTGAGGTCCAAGAAGAAGATTGGGAATTTATCGCTACTCTCCCGATTCATAGATTTATAGAAAACTAATGCCTCTTTTAAGTTCATTAAGATATCCAGCAGAATTTGCTACAGATGGTCCTTCAGTGGACTATCTTGAGATGCAATTTATTAGAAGAAATTATGATAGTGAAAAAGTAGAATATAAGTTAGAGGTTATTGAAGGAACTAACACAATTTTTATTAATATTCCTCAAAAAGTAACCGAAGCAATCTCGCAGCAGTTTAATCAAACTAAACTTGGTGAATTAGGTGCTTTCCTCGGAAAAAGATCAAATGCTGGTGAAGCTGTTAGAGATGCACTTACAAGAACTGCTGAACAATACTTACTAGATAAATCTGTTGATGTTGCTAATAAATTAGGTGCAACAAACCTCTCTGCTTCTGGATTACTTTCAGCAACTAGTGGTGTTGTATTCAACCCAAATCTTGAGGTTCTTTATGAAGGACCAGATTTTAGGACATTTAATTTCCAGTTTAACTTGTTCACTAAATCAAGAAAAGATGCGGAATCAATATTTTTTATTGTAGAGACTTTAAGAAAAGCAAGTTTACCTAGTGTATCTACTTCAGATGATATTAACACTTCACAATTAAAAGATGTGTTTACTGACACTGCTGCCATCGGAGCAGCAACTGCTGGTGTAGGCACTATTTCCCAAGCTATCGAAGGTGGTCTAAAAGGAAAATTTAGCAAAGATAAAACTGCTCTTGGAGGAGTAGGAGAAGGAATTATAGGTAGTCTTGGAGGATTTGTAGATTCGGCAGGATCTGCTATAGGTGCAGGGGCAACTGCTGCTGGTCTGTTATTTAACGGTGGTTCTAGATTTATCAAACAACCTCCATTCATACTTCTTACATATAAGAGAGGAGCAGATGATCATCCTTTTATCAAACCATTGCTCCCATGTGCTATTAATCAGATTAATTTTGATTTCACTCCAACTGGAAACTACACTACAGTAGGTGAATTCAATACTGATCCAAAAGCAACTACTGTTGGAGTTACAATTACCATGAATCTCACTGAAGTGACAAATCTATTTGCTGATAAAATGTTCACCGATAGAGCACCAGGAGTTAAAAAATAATGTCAGGATTTTTTTCATATTTACCAAAAATAGAATATACCCCAACTAGAATCAAATTTCAATTTACCAATCAAGATTTTGTACTTGCTACAAACATTTTCAAAGGATTATCATTAGATAATTCTGCATATGCTACAGATCTGTTTGCAGAATTTAGTTTAAAAGACGGTGTTAGACCAGATCAAGTTTCTGAAGCAGTTTATGATACTCCTAATTATGATTGGGTTATTTTACTGACCAATAAAATTACAGATCTTAAAAATGATTGGCCACTGAGTCAAACAGAATTTGAGTTATTGATCAATAAAAAATATTCTGATCCTCACTCAGTAAAAAACTATCTCACAAAAGAAGTCAAAAATGACATTGGTGAAATAGTTCTTCCTGATGGACTAGAAGTATATTATAATCCAAACGACCAAGATTCTTTCAAAAGAACATATATCAAATCATATAATCCCATAGTAGAGGAAACTGAAAATGGTGCAACATTGCTAACATCAATTACTCATTATGAGTGGGAACAGGCACGCAATGAAGAAAAAAGAAAACTACAAATCTTAAAACCAGATTATCTTGAGACTTTTGTAAAAATCTTCCAAGCATCGGCAAATTACTTGCCAAGTGTAAAGAATAAGTCCAAAATTAAACAGACTCTAAACAAAACTAGTATCTTTAATAACATCACCCTATGATATTAGAAGAAGCATGTTACTCCTTAAAACTAGAATGTGCCCTAAGAGACTTAGGTTTTGTTGACATCGGTTGGAAATGTGTAGCACATGCAGGTATATTCTTCGTACAACCAGTAGGAATCCCAGATGACCCCGAAGGGGATCTTCTGGGATTTTCTTTAACTATACCTAATAGGAGAACTTATCAAAGGTATAGATTAGTATCTACTGCTAAGAGAGCACTGGATATTGCTCAGGGACTGTAAAAACCCTACAGACAAAAAAATACCCCGAATTTTTTTTCGGGGTATTTTGGAAATTAAAGTTGATTTTGCCTGAGGTTATTCAAACCAATCTTCTGGCAGGTACTCTGCACATTCAAAAGGTTTCTCAGTACAATACTTCCTTACTACTCCATGCATGTCATGTTCCATTGTATGGTGAGCATGGTTATGCATGACTCCAACTAGAATTAGAAAACCCACTAGCAATATATTGAAGTGGGTTATGGGACTACTGAGGATCTGTAGTAGGTACTTCTTCATCCTTCTTGTTAAAACCAAAGGGTCCTTCTTTCTCCTCAAGTTTCAGTCGCAATGCAACTGTACCGATGGACTCAAGGACTTTTAGGATGTCCTCTGCCCTGGCATCTTCACCAAGTTCTTTGGCAACGTACCAGTACTTTGGCCAGAAGGATTCACCTGCCTTCTGGTAATCTTCAACGGTTAATAGTTTCATTCTTCCTCAGCAAGACGGGCAAAGTAGGACAGGGTGTCATCATCGTCAGTCGTAGGAGCAGGACGTGATGCAGCAGTCGGTTGAAGGTTGTTCAGTTCTTCTTTCATGGCATTAGGCATGGGACGGGAAGGAGCATTGAACTTAGGTGCTCCCATGATGTCAGCATCATTGAAACCACCGCGACCTTCGGACTCATCTTCCAGAGTCTCACGATCAAACTTCTGCTTCTGACCACGACCCAGAACAACATTCAGACGTGAATCAAGTTCCTCATAGGACTTGAAGTTCTTAGCATCCATGAACTCATTCAGAGAGTGCTGTGACTTCCAAACCTTCTCAAGTTCATCATCAGTCATGTCCTCAAGGGTAGAAGGTGCAGCGAAGTCAGACTTATCATAGTTCCAATAACCATCCTTCTTCTGCAGTTTCAGTTTGAAGTTAGCACCCTGCCACAGATCAAAGGGATTGATCGGAGTCTCATCTTGGAACTCAGGTTGCATTGCTGCCTGAATCTTGTCAAAGATCTTCTTACCAAACTTGTAGAGGAAGACCTTACCTTCGTTACCAGGATTAGAAGGGTCACTCACAACATAGATGTTGGAGTAGTAGGAGAGTTTACGCTTCTGCTTACGAGCGACCTCCTTGTCGCTATCAAGACCACTGTTCCACAGTGTACGGTTCAGTTCCGACACGGGATCTTTCTTACCCAGAGTGGTCAGGGAGTTTTCAATATACCATCCACCAGGACCTTGGAAACCATGTGACCAAACCTTTGCCCAGGGAAGTTCTTCGCCTTCAGGTGCAGGCAGGAAACGGATTACCGCAAAACCGTTACCAGACTTGTCCATCTCGGGTTTCCAGAAACGATCATCACTGCTACCACCAGTAGCTTGGAGCTTGTCAATCTCCTTGGTCAGACGATCAAAACCAAACTTGGAGCTGTTCTTAAGATCAGCAAAAGACATTTGTATTACCTCGGATTAGTTGTGTGTGTTGTATTCGTTGGATTGCGATGACCCAACAGGATCATCATAACCTATTTAGAGTTCTCCGTCAAGCACTTGCTGGCGGACACTTTCCATGTTGTCACGGAACTTGTCATAGATGTCCAGCATGTTGAGACCATCGGCATCCATACCGAGTCTCCTGGCAGCGTCACGGAACTCTTGCTTGAGACGTACCGCCATCGGATCGTCAGACAGATTCAGTCTCATGTAGAAGACCTTCTGCCTTTCAATCAAGTCTAGCATAGCATCAAAGAAGTCAATTCGGTCGTCCGTCTCCATCAAAGGGATGAACGGCAACCGACTGACGATCTCCTGCTGCTTGAGGTTGATCTCCTCAGCTTCTTTTTGTACTATTTCTGATTCAAAGAAAGACATTGGTGATCTAATACTTTTTCCTTTAAAGTTCCCTTATATTTAACAGTGTCTACAGATACGAATGGAGTGTACTTCATGACGGTTCTCCTCACGTCAGACCAAACAATAGTTTCCACAATCTTATTATCAAACTGTGGTATAAAGTTTAGGATCTGATTTAAAATAACAAAAGTTTCCATGGAGATCTGCTTACCCAAAAGAAACTTTAGTAGTGGTGGATGAGTCTCAGTGACCTTGAATAGATGATCAAACTGATCCACCTGCTGCAATAGAAAGTCCACCTCCTCACTAAAAGTATAATGAAGACTCTCCATGCGCTTCTTCCATGCCCTGTAATTATCATCCCCGTCTGATCTAACCATGTTACCGATCCATCCAGAGGAGTCAGCAACAAAGTTTGCTACAAAGTATGGAAGGATTTCATCATCCTTCTTACGATTCGTAAGTTTTTTGAAGAAGTATCTGTCCTTTCTCTTCTCAAAGTTAGTCTCAGATACTCTAGTTTTGCCGTTGAATTTGAAGTAGTCATAACTGTCGGTTGTGAAGTGTAACTTCAGTGCGACATACATTTTATAGGATTCAAATGCGGTCATATAATGAGTCGTGCTTTTGATGATCGTTTCATGAAGTTCAACCGCTGAGCATCATACTTCAGTTTTTCTTTTAGGGGTTTAGAAATTAATTTTGATACAGTCTCTATCTCAATGTTGTTCTCATTGCAATAGTGAATCACACATTCAATGTAATTCATCGTACCATTACTGATCTTCATCAAGTTCTCAATTTCCATAGAGAATTTTGAAGCAGTCATGAATTTCTTTTCAAGAATGTCATTAAGGTTTTCCTCAGACATTAGCAAACTTTTCTCCCTTGTGATAGTTAACAAACTCATTAATGTACTGCTCCAGTAGTTTCATATAGTACATTTTATCATACTTCTCAAACAATTGCACCTCTCCGTCCTCACATGCCTGAATAATCACAAGTTTCTCTACTTCAATGCCTGTGAGATCGTAATACAGAGCACCATAGGCAGCGCATTGAACAAAATAATGCTCAATCCACTTCTCGGGTTTTTGTTTCCGTGAAGTTTTAAAGTCTACAATTGCCAGCTCCCCTTTGTATTCCGCGATGCAATCAACACGACCAGCGAGTCCAAAATACTCACTGTATAGGGGTGCTTCTAGAGCGTGTATATTATTTATGTCGTTCAAATAAGGGAGTGCTTCTCCAAACAACTGCCAAGGTTTTGACATTTGTTCCATAAGATCCTTAGGTTTTACCTCAAGGTTATTGAGATAGTCTTCAGTATACTTATGGAACTTAGTGCCGCGAGTCGTACCTAGTTTAGAGATACGATCTGCCTCAGCATCACCAACACGTTTACGCCATTCCGCAATGCTCTTACGAGATTTCATTGAGGTGATTGATGTAATAGATGGTAGTTTCCTACCACTCGGCGTGGTGTAATACCTTACGCCGTTAACAGTGGTAGGTTCAGGGAGTTCACTTAAGGAATGACCAACGTGGGTAAACATATTAAAGACCGAGATTCATTTTACTTACAAGGTAGGACTTCACAAGTCCAGAGCGCACAATGTCATCAACACCGAACTCAATAGAACTAAACTCCTTCATGTCCTCAAGGATTTTCATGAAGTCAATGATACCATTCTTCTCATGCTGTTTCACAAGGTCGGTCTGAACAACGTCACCACAGAACATGATCTTAGAATTCTCACCGACACGGGTGATGATTGAATCGAGTTCATGGAAGTTTAGGTTCTGCGCTTCATCAATCAACAGGATGGCATTATCAAATGTAGTACCACGAATGAATGATGTAGACCAGAATGAAACAGTACCCTGTGATTTCAAGTTAGTGTACAAGAGTTCAAATGAATTATCATCTGGCATCTTGAACATGTACTTCACCATGTTTTTGTATGGGATCTGATTGA